CTCGGAAAATACCGAGAATTCATTGACTTCGAGCGCGTTCCACGTCGAAAAATCGAGCGGATTGGAAAACTGAAACTCATTGCTGTTCTGAAGAAAAACGATTCCATAACTGTCGGAATATTCGCATTTCGCCGGCGCACCTGCCAGTTGAGGAGTCACATCGAGCAGCGCATTCGTCGCCAGAGTGAAGCAAAAAGCGCGTCCCGCCGAGACAATGAGCATCTGGAGGCCGTTGTCTACAATCGACACAGAGTTGCCGTCATTGCCGACCGCGCCGCGAACCGTCGGAACCCCGGCAGCAGTGACTTCGTAGAGCGCCCCGCCGCCTATGGCGAAGTATCTTCCCTGCGCCAGCCATTGCCCGCGAACAGGAGATTGAGGCAGAGTCGAGAAAACGACAAGCCCCGGCGTGTAGATCAGGCTCAGGATCGAGTTGGCCGTTGCGCCGCCGTAAACTTTCTTCGCTACAACTCCACCCTGAGACTCGTTGGTCTGAAGAAAGAAGTTGATGCACTCCTCGTCCGCCAGGGCGGGAGACTGCAAAGTGTAACTTGGGCCGCAAAAGCCAAATCTCACTGGTTTGGGCCGCCCGAGTAATAGTTAAAATTCCCGCCCACTCCGATCCCAGGCATGCCGATATCTCCCGTGTCTCCGGTGGGCGAAGGATTGTTATTCGCCTGTACGGCCTTAAGCGCGGCCGTCATCAAACTACGCAGGTCCTGACTGACGGGAACGCCGTAGGACGGACCGCAAGCTACTGCCAGACAATAGACCACCGCGTCCCAATATCCCGGAGGCAGCGAGAACTCCTGCTGGTAGAAAGTGATTTCTGTGAGAATCGTCCGCTGCTGGACGAGGCAGTTATTCTGCGCGTTCGGAACAGGCCAGAGATATACAGTGCCGTTTGGCCAGTCCTGCTCGTAGTAATAATCGGTTGGAATGGCAGAGGTTAGAGTTTTGACCCGCTGATTCGCCCACCAGTCTTTATCGCGTTTGTTGAGCTTGATTTCGACGGTATTCGGCGTCGTGTTGGCGAGCTGGAGTCCGATGGAGGGGATTTCCACTGGCCGCTGATTCACTTGCCAGATTCCGGTAGGCCCGATGGTTTGCGGAACGTTGACTGTGATTGGGAAAGAAGTGAAGGTGTTGGCGTAGATCATCGGCCGGCGCGCATTGAACGTATCCATGACCCGCTGGAGCTTCTGAAGTACCCACGGCGCGTCTTCCATGCCTAAAGGCTCTCCCGGCGCCACCGTCGCCAACTCCTGCAAAGCCGCAGAAATGAGTTGCTCAGCGGTAACGGTGAGCGAATTGGATGGATTTGGCGGAGGAGGAATCGGCACTTACGCCATCCGGGCTGCCAGTTCGGCGTTGCTGGGGCGACCGCGCTTCGGCTTCAGCTCTTCAATCCGCTCCTGCACGCGTCCCGCCTCGTTTTGATACTTCGGAGACAATGGCTCTTCCCGCTCCTCGCGGAATTCCGGGGCCATCTCACTCCAGCCAGCCGCCAAAGCGTCTTTCAGTTCTTTTTCGGAGTTCACTTCCATGCTGACCACGCGCGCCGGGATATGGACCGTGGCATAACCAAGGCCGTTCTTGTTAGGCTGGTCGTCATCCGCGCCGGGGAGCTGGACTGGTGGTCGTAAACCACCATCGGGAACTTCTGGAAGCGATACTGCTCTTTGGGAGGATTGTTCAGGTCGTGAATCGTCGCCTTTTTCGCCTGCGAATCGTGCTCGAGCACAAGTTGCCGCATTCTGGCGATTTCTGTTTCAGTCAGAGGCATGGAAACTCCGTAGATCGCGGCCAATTGTTCCTGGCGCTGCTGTTTGGTGAGATTGGAGGGCCGATACTGGCCCGCTGGGATCGGCATCGGCCCCTCCGGTTATGCGAGCTGCGAAGCTACCAGCGCCGGCTCCGTTGGAGGCGGAGGAGGGGTGATCTGCGCAGGAGTGATGGCGAAGTTCACAATGTTCGACTGAAGCACCGTGACTCCATCGGTTCCAAGGGCTGTAAACACGACCTGCCCGGTGGGGCTAATGTCGGCCGCGCCCACCGTAGCAACGAACTGATTCGCCAGAGGAACGGACCCTGCAGGGCTGCTCAGATCCTGAGTGGCCGGCTGAAAGGTGATGAGCGGATCCGGGGAACTTGGGGTGACGGGTGGGTCGTACCCCGCGGGGGCACTTACGCCAGCGGGGAAGCTGATGGCGCAGCCGAACTGTCCGGTCTGGCCTGCGATGATGTTTCCAATCATGACGGGATCTCCTAATTGAGAAGCGGTTAAAGTGGGTGCTTTGAGCAGCTTCTCGATCTCATCGAGCCGCCGCAGAACGATTTCCTCAAACTTGTGCTCACGCACGTTCCGTCTCCAGGGCCACCACATCAGGCCTTCTTGCCAGTCCAGTTCCCGGGACCGGTATGCAGAGCCGGTTTCTCTTCGCGTTGGTATTCGGCTGTCCAACGCACTTCCTGCCCTGGACCGCCGGGGTGCAATCCCGAGGCATGGGGGGCCGCTGGCTTCCACCCGGCCGGAAGTATGCCCGAATTCCGGTCGGCCTGTATATTTCGGTAGGCCTGTATCGGGGGTGCCGTAACCTCGGCCACCTTTGGCGTTTCCCGCCAGCCGTCAGCGAGCGCAGCCTTCAGATCGTCGGCATTGGCAACCGTTTTGGTTTCCACCGGCGCGTCTCTGTAGATGGTCGTGGGAAACAGTTGATGGACATAAGGGGTGTCGACAAAGGCGTGTTTGGCACTGTTCTCGCCCTGCGCCTTGAATCCATGCGGATCGTGGGAAGCGTTCTCAGCATACAACTTGTCGTAGGTCGGGGAAATCGATGTGGGGGTAACCGTGTTATCCATGGCGTTTCTCCTGAAAAAATTGGTGCACCGTTTGAGATGCACCCGTTGGACAGCTAGTAGAGATAGGCGTAGGGCCCTGCGACGTTGACGAACGCCGTAGGGGGAGACAGAGTAGCGGGCGGAGCGAGCGCAGTTCCCGTATAGCTCTTCGTGAGAACGTGGTCGCCCTTGGCCGTGGTGACGGTATCGAGGGTCGCTGTCGTGCCGTTCGTGGTGATGCAGGCAAAATACTGCGCCGGCCCTACAGCGTAGTACTTCGATGTGAAAGCGGATTGCTGGTAAGCATATCCAGTCCCCACCGTCGCACCCGCCACAGCGCTGTTGGCAATCAGGTTACCACCGGAATCGTACAGGCTGAGAACCCACAAATCAGTTCCGCCTGTGGTCCCGATATGCACCCCGGCCCCGGTCAGCAGTTTCGAGTAGGGCAGATCCACTTCCGTGCAGTACGTATCGTATTGAACGGTGGTGGAGTTCGTGCCGAATACCGAAGTGCTGGCCTGAGCTCCCGTATTGGGCGAGAGAAACTCATAATTCACGGCCCGAGTCGTCTGCGTTGCATCGCCATTCACCCATTGCCCGCCGAGACAGTCTGAAATGACTGCTCGACTGGCCGAGACTCCAATGATCGGCAGCGCGAGTTCGTTGGTTCGCGTGCACGATCCTGTTTTCGGAATCTGGAATCCGGTGGTGAGGTAAGCCGGCTCGACAAGGACAACCGCGCCGGATGCGTGCGCTCGTCCCGCCGTCCCTCCTACCCCACGGATGACGGTGATTTGCGTGCCGCTGACTGCTTTCACGCTTATCAGTTCCGCGTCGACCACCAGGAAGGTATTTTTAGTGCTGTCCGTAGCGTTGGGCGCATTGATGTTGGTGGCCGAAGTCACCGCGATCACCTGCGCCGAAGACGTAGCAGATGCAGACAGCGTGGTATTGGTGAGGATGGTCTGCCCAAAGGCGAGCGGACCGAGAAACAGCAGCGCGAAGAAAATCAGTTTGTTTTTCATCGTTATGCTCCCACCACAGCGACGCCGCCGTTGTCCTGGTAGAGATTGCCTAAGCCGAACAGCGAATCCATGCGGTTGATCTGCACGGATCGCACCGGATCCCAGGCCTTCACTTTGCGCACCGTCAGTCCGGTATCGGGGTCTGTTGCTGAACCGCTCTGCTCCACCGCTTCCGGCACATACAGCTTGGCGCCGACGATGGCAAACGCATCGCGAGTCAGATTCAGCCCTACCGTTCCGACTTTCCCGTTCGGAGACGTCGTTCCCGGCCAGAGCGTCAATGCCGCGCCATTTGCCGGCAAAGCGTCAACGTTCTGGTACTGAGATCCCGGACCGTAGATCGGAGGCAGGATGTAGAGGGTGTCTCCGCCAACTCCGCCTGCTGCAGTTAGTGCCTGGGTGATGGTGAAGACCTTGTTGTAGGACTTGCCTGGGATGCGGCGCGTCATCGGGTTCACCAGATTCACATTAGCGAAGGAGATTTTGTCCCCCACGTTGAATGTGTCCCCGGCGTTGGCCGTAATGACGATGGAAGTTCCCGACTGGCCCGCCCCGGAGACGATGGGGTAGCCGCTCGCCCCGGACCATGTGCCGGCGGTCTGCGACCACAGAGACTGCGACTCGTAGAACATCGCCGCGCCTAATTCTCCAATAACGCCTTCTTTCCAGGCCATCGTGATTTCGTCGGCCGGGTGAAAGATGGTCGTGATATTCGAGCCCAGCGAGGTCATCATGCTCGATGAAATGAGCATGCAACGCTTTCCCAGAACTCCGGCGGCATTCTCTTCAAGCCTTTGCCGCGCGGTGTAGTAGGTCGTGACGGTGGTGGGATCGGTACCTAAAACCCCCACGGTCATGCTGAGGTTCTGATAGGCCCATTTCGCGCAGCGGGAGTCGCATTCCTGCGCCAAAGCTGCCGCGGCGGGTTCGAAGTACTGCTGCTCCAGCTCTTCTTCGGAGCGTTCGAGCTTCACAGCATCTTCGTAGTCGTCCCACTCAAAAGCGACCTGGAGCCACTGGTCAAGATTGACGGGGGTCTGGAGGCGGTTAATGCCCTGCGGCTGATAGCCCATGCCGTCAGAGACGGTGAACCGTTGGGGAAACTTGACGGTGATTTGAGATCCGGGCGCGAATTCCTTCTTGAAATCTCGCTCCCAGGAACGGTTGAAGTACTCGGCGACAATCAGCTTATTCAGGAGAAGCCGCAGTACCTTCATCGAAACCCAGTTGGGATTGATGAAATTGTTTGCCATTTATTGCCCTCGCCGGCGGGCCAGATCCTTTCGATCCTGGGCTCTTTTCCAGTCCCGGAATGCGTTGGGATCGCCTCGCTCATGAGCGGAAAGCGCGCGTGTTTCTTCGTCCTGATTTCCTGCTCCGCGATTCCCTATTTCAATCGGCGGCGCAGGCGCGCTTTCAGGTCCACGTTTTGCAGGAGGCTTCTCGGAAGTGAATTGGCCTTTGCCGTTGCGCTCGGCTGACTTGCCGGCGCTGCCAAGCTCTTCCTGGATAAGACTTTCAACCTTTGCGATGTAGCGGAACGCTTTGCCGGGATTAGTTTTTGCCATCTCCAGGAACTTCGCAGTTTCCTGCGCGTCTCCTGCGATAGTAAAAACCAGATCGGGCCAAATCTCCGATTCTGAAACCATGATCTTGACCGCCATGGGAATCGAAGCGTCGTCCACCAG